TTAGATGTATGATAACTGGGTTTCGATGCTACAAGTACTACATATCGATCAAGCTTCACTTCACCAAGGATAATTACAATGTGTTCGAAACACGGGGCAATGTAAAGGGATCTGAGCAAGCATTCATTGCCAGGAATGATCGATACTTGTTTGAACGGATAGCACGGAAACATCAGACTGATCGTGAAGTGATCAAGTTTTTTGTGGCGAACTTTAGTTACGGCAATGATGCGTGTGTATACGACGAATCCTCTGCGGAGGATAACCTACAAGAGTGGAATCGAAGGAAAGAGAGTCTTACTCGAGTTTTTGAGAACGACCTAAATGAAGTGGTACTACAGAAGGAAAAGAATAACCTGTCCAGGAAACAGATATTTGAGTTCAACCTGGATAGTTATCCTCTACTTCTCAAGATGTACATAGGAAAAAAAGTCACAATTGAAACCATGTTCCTTCTAAATAAACTTGACGGATATCTGAAATTGTGGCATAATAGTTCTATGTTACTCTGGGAAGAGGAGCGAAGAAGGATTGAGAAGTTAGAAGGGTTCGTGAAGTTTGATGCCCCGAAACTATCTCAAATTTATACCTCCTTCATAGAAGATCTGGACTGATGTACTATAGGATCGATTTACAATTATCAAAATGATATCGATGCATACCACCAACACCACCGATTTTGCCGCAATGGGGGCAGGTGACGGTTGGTTGTGGACCAATGGGAATACCTTTCCTGCCGTTAGATCCAGTAGGAATGCCTTTCCTGCCGTTAGGAATGCCTTTCTTTCCACTAGGGGTGCCCTTCCTGTGACTAGGTTTGCTTGAGGGATTGAGTTGCTTTCCGGTAGGTTTTCCTTTCCTGATGCTAGGACCAGTAGGAATGCCTTTCCTGCCGTTAGGACCAGTAGGAATGCCTTTCCTGCCGTTAGGAATGCCTTTCTTAGTATCAGACATTTTCTGTTTGGTTTTTGTGGAACGAGTACTGCCAGCAACGCCACCACCATCTAACCCAGTTTCTATCTTTCGATTTGCCCAGAGGTTTGAAGTAACTATATTGTTGTCTCTGGAAAATGATATAGCGAACTCTGATATGGCCTCGGAATCAGTACAGGGTCCAAATATAATGGTAGTTATTACATGCTCTGATCCATACTCTTTGAGGTGTGGTATCCAATCTACACCAGATCCCTTATATTTGTATGGATCCTTTGTGGTGGTTTTACCAAAATACTTCAGACCTGTAATTGAATGCTGTTTGATGTACAGATAGGTTGGTTTTATATAAGTAGTCATGCTGATACTCTCCTGAGTGTTAGGGGTCTTGGGAATTGCAGTTCCGTGAAGACCATAATTGATTTGACTTTATACCTTAAATAAGGTATACTTGTATTTATATACCTAGTTTCATGTATATACTATTATTTATAAGAATTAATATTTCAAAAAGGAGAAACAGAAGGAAAATGAGCAAGACAAGACGATACTACATAGATAAGTTTGATGAGAAACAAGAAGGTCGTTTCACTGGCAATAAGAAGGTGAAGGGAATGAAGATACTAAATACAATTGATGAAGACGAATCATCAGAAGATCCCTTTGCAGATGAGATGTCAGTGACAGATCAAATTTTCATCACTCATATTAAACACACTAACTAATACGTTTTATACATAAGGACTAATAATATGGATCTCAATACGTTACGAAAGATGCGCAACACCGACTTCGGTAAGATTGCACAAGAGTTTGAAAAGATAGCAACCCCAGGTGGAAATGCCAAGTCATATCAAGATGACAGGGTTTGGAAGTTAGAACCAGACAAGGCAGGCAATGCTTCCGCCACCATTCGATTTCTGCCAAAGACTGAGGGTGATGAACTACCATGGGTCAAGGTATTCTCACATGCCTTCCAAGGACCAACTGGTAAATGGTATATCGAAAATTCATTGTCAACCATTGGACAAGATGATCCTCTGGGGCAACTGAATAGTACTCTTTGGAACTCTGGTTCCGATGCCAATAAAGAAATCGCTCGCAAACAAAAGCGCAAGTTGCATTTCTATGTAAACATTCTAGTGGTAAGTGACCCAAAGCATCCTGAGAATGAAGGTCAAGTCCGTCTATTCAAGTTTGGTAAGAAGATCTTTGATAAGATCATGGATAAGGCACAACCGACTTTCGAGGATGAAAAACCAGTCAATGTATTTGACTATTGGGAAGGGGCAGACTTCAAGTTACGTCAGCGTAAGGTTGAAGGGTATCCTAACTATGACCAGTCAGTATTCCTGGAACCAGCAGCAATTGCAGAGGATGATGAGACCATTCTGAAGATTGCAAATGCTCAGCACAAGTTGTCGGAGTTTACCGATCCAAAGAACTTCAAGTCTTTCGATGAACTGAAGAAGAAGTTGGAGATGGTTCTGTCCACTAGTGGAGTTGCTTCTAAGAGTGCTTCTGATATGATGGAAGAGGAAGTGTCGAGTTATTCACCTCCAGTCGCGAAGAGCAAGGCAGCACCAGAACCAAAGGTAAGTTTTGCCTCGGAAATTGAGGATGATGATCCAATGGCATATTTCCAGAGCATTGCAGATGGCAACTGAGTAACAACTGCTTCGAGAAAACCACCTTCGGGTGGTTTTTCTTTATGCTGGAGAATATCGGGAGTCGATATGGCGGTTGAATGTGCTCTCAGTATTGCGGGTAGAGTGTCTATATACGGTTGCTTCATTCTTGCTATTGTTTACAGTGGTGGTTGGAGCAACAACTACACTAGATCCTCCACCACTTTGAGCAGCACCGGCATTCTCTGCTGATTTACCAGACACCATGGCAGCACTGGTTGGTTTTGCTGCAGTTGGGGGAGTTGATGTTGGTGCAGGTTTTGCTCCGCCATCCGCAAACGGATAGTATGGACCCAGAGAAACCTCTGTACCAACAACTGGTATTTTAAATTTGAATTCTGGTATACCAATACTCTTCAGTAATCCAGTGAAACTTTCAATTGCAGATTTGAAGAAATCACTGACTGTGGTGAATACTGAATCGATTGCACCAACAAATGCTTTGATTGGTTTCTCAATATATTCTGTATATAGTCCAGCAACTGCATTTACAATACCTCTAATGGATTCCTTGTCGAATAGTCCAAATGAGATGAACTTCAATATTGCTCCAAGACCAGCAATGATTGCTTCCTTGATAGATCCAGATTTCTTGAATTCATCGAATCCTGCCATCAAACCCTTCACGATAGAAGTAATGATCAATATCGGTAAAGCAACTTTGGTGAGTAGTTTCATTAGCATCTTGGGATTGAACATTGCCTTGAATCCACTGATCAAGGACTTCTTCCAGTTCTTTATTAGTCCACCAAATAATCCACCACCTTCATCTTTCTCTTCTTTCTTCTCTGGTTTGACCTTTCCTGCTTTATTGTCACTGGTATTTTCTGCAATCTGTTTTAGTAGTTTTGACTGTTCTTCAGTGGCGGCAATTTGTTCATCTCGTGCTTCTGCATCCACGGCATCTGCTTTATCATTTGCTGTCTTTGGTTTCTCCTTTGGATTCTCTTTCTCTGGAGAAACTCTGGTATCTATGGCAGATAGTTTCCTTGCTAGTTCTTCTCTGAATGTTAGTTCTTTAGTATTGGCAAGTTGGTCTTCAGTGAAGCCCGCCTTCTTCATCTTACCTATTGCTTCTTCATTCTTCCTTATGTCATTCTGAACAGTTTGGATCTTCTTCCAGTCATCTGTGAGTCCCTTCATATACTTCTTGTTTTGGACTAGACTAGGATCACCTGCCTTCTCAACCTTTTTCCTGACATCTACGTATCTCTTCTTTTCTTCTCTATTCTGTAGCATGTTATCAAGTATACCGCCAGTGCCTTTCTTCACTATGCCAGTCTTATCCATGAATCCTCGCATGGTGAAAAAGTCCTTCACACTGCCCTTCATGCTTTCTATTTTAGTGCCAATAGTTTTTTGTTGTCGTCTTTCTAGGGCAGTTTCTGTGACGGACTTGATTTCATCCCTGGATAACTTTTGAATTACCTTAGTTTGATTCTTGATTTCATCGAATAGTTTCTTGGTATTGCTGGTTATGCCGTCTCCAGTCTTTTTTACCAATGAGTCTGTGACTCGAGTTACATTCTTATCTATAGACTTTAGAGCATCGGTGGTGTCTTTTTGTACTTCAACAGACTTTGCAGCATCGGCAGGAGTGTGTTTAGGAATGCCTTTGGCAGACAGTCCCTTGAGTTGTTCCATGGAAATATGTTCAGTTCCATGAACAATCTTCTCCGCTGATTTCAGCTTCTCTTGGGCACCGATTAGGTCTTTTAGATTGATCATTGCATTACCTTATTGTTTAGATTCTAACCTCTGTCGTTCTTCCTCCAGGTATCTTACTAGGAGGGATACATAAACATCTCTCTCGAACGGTATCATTTCTTCGAGTTCCGTAAGTGAATATTTATGATACTGTGCTAATGCAAAATTCATTTGATAGTAGTTTTGCAAATCTTCATGACAGAGGTTGATCAAAAAAAAGATTGCATTCCTTCCAGAACTTTGTGGTGTGCTTTATTGCACACTGGACAAGTATAGTCCACTTCTTGCTTCAGTTTAGGCATTGTTTCAAAGAACTCTTGAACCTTGGCAAACTGTTCGGTGGTGAGATTCTCAATAAACGACACCAGTTCTTCCTTGGTTTGTTCCTTGGCGTGGAATACTTCTGCGCCAGTATAAATTGATTCTATTGACTCAACCACTATTGATACAACTTGGTCAAAGTCTGACTCATCAACACTATCAATCAACTTCATAATATCCATTGTTGGATACTTCATTATGAGACCAACATCATTGAATAGAGCAATCTTGTTTGTGTGTCCAGGAACCTTTGTGACCTCTAGTTTAGTGAGATCAATCATCACCTTTGACTTTGCCTTTGGATCATCTGGGCAATCGTCGCAACTGAATATTAGTTCAACATTCTCACCAACTGACTTTGCTCTGATCTGACAGAAAAGGTACTCAAGATCAAATGTCGCTAACTTATCAATATCTAGATCATCAAGAACGCATGCCTTTACGACTGCCTTTAGAGTATCAACCATGACCTTGATCTCTTCACTTTGCTGTGCAATCAATAGTGCTTTCTCTTCCTTTACAAAGAACTGGCGGTACTTTAGACTCTTTCCTGTGGATGGTAAAATCAGATTGTAGATCGTTGCTGTATTTACGGGTAATGCCATTATGTATTACTCCTTATTCATGGTGTTCAAAAATTTATTCAACTCGCTCGTCGATCCAACGAAAATAGCATTATTCGTTATCTGTTTATTGCTTACTTCTTCTGCCTTACTCGGTACATCTAATCTACGTTTCTTATCGTGTAAATCTAGTAACTGGGTATTTACATCTGATAATTGTTTCATCAGATTGCCCACTACCTCAAATGCCCGTGGATGCTCAGTAGACTTTGCAATTTCCAGGGCATGGTATAGAGCATCCTGCCCCTGTTGCAATAATGAGTGAAGGTTATTTCTGGTTCTATCGTAATCAGACTCAATCTTATTGGATCCTTGTGGTACAACTTGGTTGTCCACAGTTATTATATCACCTGTCTTCACTTCAGCAATTGCCTCAATATCAAATACATCTGATAACGCATCATCTATTTTCATTGGATCCTTCAACTTCATTATTATCGTTACTATTTATACCATATGATCCTTGGTAGTTATTCTCCATGGCAGTTATCTTTTCCTTGCCCCTACTCCATGCCGTCACACCAAGTATGGCACCGTATGCCATGTGGAATAGACCGGCACCCTGTAGTGTCAATGGAACCCACTGAGTGATTGGTATGCCCTGATGTGCTTGGAGTATGCTCCAGAATATAGGGAACAAGGCGAAGTCCAATACACAGATAACCATATAGACCCATGCAGCAGCAGGACGCCATCTATGGTTGAACCAGTCAGTGAACTGTTTGTCCTTTGGGACTGCCATACTAACTGTCGTTGTAACTGCTATTTCTTGGAGCAGTTCTAGTCACGTTACCCATCGATTCCGGTCTCTGCGATAAGTTTTGATTTACACTTTCCTGGAATCCAAGGAATGAATTGAAGAAATTAGTGACTGGACTCAGCAATGCACTCAACCCATATTCAAAGAATCCAGCAATTGTAGATAAACCAAACCCACCATTTTTATTGATATTCTTGGTGATCATTGCCATATCATTCTTCTCGGATCTCCAATACTTGTACTGAAAGGTTATAGTTACCTTCATCACTTGAGTATTGGCATAGTCTAATTGAATTGCTCCAATTGCCTTTGGATACACTTCATAC